GCATATTATAGATCATTGATTCATAATCTTGTCGGGTCACTGCTCGATTTTGAGTAGAATAATAAGTTTTCGCTCGTTCTTTCAATTCTTCATTAGTAATTTGTTCGAGGCTCCCTACAATAGGTTCTTCATTAGTTACCTCTAAAGAAGTAATAACAGCCGTTTTACTTACTGAGGATAAAGTTTGAGGATTATCAAATTCCATAATTGTGTTATCAACACTTACTACCGTATTAGAGCCGGCATTAACACTAGCCGCACTATTAGATTTCGCTATAATTGTGAGAGTAGTACTTGAGGGTGCAACTCCTAATTTATTAGTATGAAGAAGCCGTGAAGGGTCAAAAGATAAGTTGGAAATACTCCTTTTGCCAAACATTTTTATAGCCACCTGAGAAGGGTCTGCGAGTGCATCAACATCATCATCTTCTGAGCCAAATCCGAATTGTAAATAAGTGCCGGTGTTATCTTGTTCCAAAACAAATCTACGCGAAGCTACATAAGGTTTAATAATACTTCTTACGCCGTCGGATAATGCATCTTTATTCGTAGTTTCTTCAAACACAACCTCTTGGGCTAGATTTTCCACTTCGTAATAATCATTTCCGTCGGAATCTTTCACTGAAATTATCTCTGAAATATTCCCGCCACCGACTCTGATCCGGCGGAATCTTTGAAATGCTGAATTTGTTAGATCAGACGTGACTCTTTGAAACACCCCAGACACCACTTGGCCGTAGGCTTTAACTGCAAAATAAGTGGTGGCTCCGCTGGATGCGTTGAATCGAGCAGCAACAATAGAGTTTGTGGGCTTTGAAAAACGGACATCTTCTGTTAAAGTAAAATTTCCCCCATTTCCAGCTTTAAACGAAGAACCTCTCTTGATAGTAGGCATGTAAGCCATATCGGGAGCAGTCCCGTCACTATTGGCCGGAATCAAACAAAACATCGCAAGTGTTCCATAGGAATTTGCACTTCCCGCAAATTTATAACCCAACGCTCGGGCATGTTTGCGGATATTTTTAAACTCCAAGGCGGTATCTAAAAAACTTTCATTTACTGAATAGTCTACATAATAGGAAAGAATATCCCCCACATAAGCAACAGAATCAATAAGCAACGAATTAATTGTTGATTTAGAAAAATCTTTCCATTGTTCCGGGTAATATCGTTTAGCATGCTCTAGAAGATCGCTTCTTATAGAATCAAAATCTCGACTTGTGTATTTTATGGGTGTTTTTTTTAATTTTGACATTTATAGCCCTCTCTAAATGGTAAATAGTTGGCCGATTAAAAGTTAAATGGTAACAAACAAGTTCAATTGTTCGTTAAGAGCGGATTCCATTATAGAATATTCTAAATGTATACCAAGGCCATTTGAGTCTATGTTCTCTAAATTAAATTCTATTTTTTTAATTTCAACATAAGGTAAGAATTCTGCCGCCTGTGCTCTAATGCGACCTTCAACTTCGTCTACTGGGAACGTAGTATCGAGATGAAACAAATAATTGGGCAACCCTACTCCAAAATCCGGAAGCATAACATATTCACCAGGCCTGGTGAGAAGTAAAAATTTAAAATTTTGTTTTATTGCCTCGGATTTTTCCTCATCGGTGAAAGAGTCAAAACCGTCAACGCCGGTTTCTATAGGGAGAACTACTGATATCATGATTTTTATTCCTTATCTAAACATTTTCTGGAATGCATTTAAACATTCATTGCCATCCGGATCAAACGGCTTAACATCTACAAACCGTATTGATTGCCACCATTGCACACTGAAGTCCAAATTGAGAAAGGTTTTAGGTAAAAGATTTTTCATAAATTCACTCTTTTCTTTCTTAGATCTGGGTTCTCTTTCTTCTTTAACGTCGTCATCTGTCCTATAGGTAGAATTAAATAAGACACGCAGTTTCCTCTTGGTTCGAATGAAAATTTTCTTCTTCCATTTCTCTCTTAATTTAGCGGCATCTTCGTCTTTTTCTTCTGTTCCTTCCTCAGACTTTCCTATTGATTCTAAAAATCCATAATAGGAATATACCCCAAAAAGAGAAACATAAGTTTGTACAGGATAACATAACTCAAAAAGAACCTTATAGTCCTCCGTTTCAACAAGTTTGTCGACATAACATTTTAAATCCTCGCCCATATTCTTATCTACCAAGTTAATGTCGGAAATTAATTTGTCTCCAACATCTTGCTCAAAAACTGCTACAGGGATCGCTCTTCCCAATGATGGTTCGGAAATTTTCATTTGATCCAAAATGTTTTGTAATTTATCTTGAATAATATCAGGAAGACCATCTATTAGTGTATAAAAATTTTCATTAAATTTTATAGCCACATCGGGTGTAGGGAACTTAAAGGTTCGCTCTTGTTGTCTACTTGAGGGAATCTCATATTCATAAGAAGGTGGTGGGCAATAAACAAGCCGGACTCCGAACTTAACCCCTATGGATCCCCCCAATGAATCTGCTGTCACAAACGCATTCCCAAAATAATTAGAAATGTATTCGTTAGGATCCAGGTCTGGATCGGATGCTATTCGCTCTTGAAATTCTTTAATATTATAAACCTGTTCCGTTCCATCTTTTTCTATCACTCTCACATACTTTTCCATATAGAAAAAGCCATTTTGAAATAAGGTTATCATATTTTTAAGTTTTGAGATTAAAAAAACAGGAAGTTCTCTGGGTCGAGTAATAGGTGCGCCGTCTAAAAGATAATCTTTCATGTCCGCATAGCCCTGCGGCAAAGATAAATTTCCGCCACCCACTACCAATTCAAACTCACCTAAAGGATTTTCTGTATTGACATCTCGAACTACATTAAAAATGTCCCCATAATCAAAACCAGTAGCTCCTTCAACAGTGGGCTGTTCAATTACCATTTCTCCTGCTCGAAGCGATGAACCCAATAGAATACCATTGCGTGAAAGTAGATATTTCTTAATATCTTGGACGTGAGGACGTGGCCTCATATTTAAATTAATTTTTTTCATTAATTCATTAAGCTCTTTAGCCATTAACGCTTTGAGATAAACCTCAGCCGCTGCGCGACTTTGATGAATGGAATTAATTTTCCGAGCCGTTCTTACTTTAAACGGTGTCAAGAAAGACAAGCGTGTAACAAGAAATAAAAGGTTATTAGAAATTGCAATTCCAGCCGCAGCAGGCCCTCCCACGGCGAGAATAGCAAGGGTCTCTAAAAGTTGATCTGTTAAGATGTTATCAAAATCAGTTTTCCAATGTTCTCCAAAGGCAATTATTGAAGCTCCTCGAAAAGTGTCTACAACAGTAGACCAGTCAAAATTTTCTAAATTTGTAAGATCAATCTTTACCGGATTATATTCTTGCTGGGTAATGTTTATTAAAGCTTTTGCTTCTTTAATTGCCGGTGTTTCTTCCATCAATCCATCTATAATCTGGCGTTGGACAACCTGAACTACCTGCTCTAAAAATAGTAAGTAATAAGTGTACCCCTGAACCATATTCCACCTAGTAGTTTGGGAAGTTAATCCTTTTTGTAGCTGGTCTACCAGCATATTTAAAAAGGTAGAATCTATATTTCTTTCAGAAAACTCGACCCCGCTGAAGACTGGTAACGTTCTAATAATAAATTCGGATCCATAAACTTTTAACGTAGTTAAAACTAACCCTTCCATAATGCCATGAGTGGCAGAAGAGAAATGCTTATCATAAGGAACCTCTATTCGACAATCAGGAGCTAACGATAAGCGTTCATCAAACGGTAAATTATTCTCTACTTCTTTAACTCTCTTGGCAACTTGAGTAATGTTTAAAAATCCATTATCGGTTTTCTCACACAACTCTATTTCAGGAATAAAAGTTTTAACCATTCCTAGCCAACCATTATAACTGGCTGGTTCTACATAAATTTTAGGGAACAAATAGCTGCCCCCATGCAGCGTGGGATCTAAAAAATGAACTCGGGGATTTTCTGTTGCGCTTTTTCCCAGCACCGCTTCTGATGGTAAATGAGTATAAACCCAAGTTTTTTTGTCACTTGGGCTAGCGTCTGGGTTGACATACCACAAGTCTTCAAACGTTAAAGGCGCACCCCCTTCATATCCAAAATTAAAACCCGTAGGGATTCCTCCATCGGGAGTAGACAAAATTGCTTGATTAGCAAAATTTAACACTTTAGCATTAATAGCATCAAAAGTAGTATTTGATTCTCCGTTAGTGTTTATTGAAGATCCTATTTTATTCTCCAATAAAGCAGTAAAAACCAAAGACTGATAAGAATGCGTTGATTTATAAGGATCATAATTAAAATTCACGTATGAAGGAGTGGGAAAGGAGGATTCAATATTCAAATTTAAACTTTCTACAGGGGGGACCCCTTTCATAGAAAATAAACTATAATCTATTCCTAAAGCTTCCGCCTCTTTCTTTTTAAGTCGATTATGAAAAACTTCTGTTACTGTGATATTTTTAGAAGGGTTGTTAACTCTATTTAGTGTATAGCTAAGTTGAAACTCATAGGCAGTTTCTTCCTCAGAATCTATAAAATCCAAAGTAATTTGTGGGTCTCCTTGAGTAGAATAAGCAGGAGCGCTACCTAGCAATTGATCCCTCATTATCGATCCCACTGTTGTAGGATAATTACCTATCGGTTTGGGGTCCGGATTTAAAAAGGGAACGCTTTTCATTCTTCCAGATATTAAAATGTTACTGTGTTCCTCACGGAAGTCCCAGTCGGCTTCGGAATTTGTATAATTGGGAAACATAAATGGTCGGTCTGCTCTTCTTTCATGCTTTTTTAAACGAAAATTATTTTTATCTCTTAAAATATTGTTAAGAATAGCATGTCTACCATTAATAATTTCATGCATATAAGTTCTTTCAATGTTCTCAAATAAACTTTTTATAATACTGTTCTTTTCTGCTGCCAACGACTCGTCTTCAAAGAGCAATGCAGTTTTATCGTTAACACACCCAGGATCTCGAGATGGATCCAATAAAGAATTTAGAGCGTCCCCCAACAATCCATCGGTGCCTTTTTGTAAAATATCACTTAAATCCTCTATATCTTTCCCCAATTGTTTGTTGACATCATCAACCAATTTCGCTGCGTCTTCAGGGCTAAAACCCTTGTTTTCCCATCCTTTTCTGCGATCAGCATTCCATTTGTCCAATTGTGGTTTGGTCAAACAAATTGAGTCGTATATGGGACCATCTGCGTCTGCATTTATTTGATCTTGAAGAAATTTGCGCAATTCGGGAGGAATGTAGTTGGCAGCATTACCAAACACTTGGCCAATTTGATTGGGGGTCCCAAACACACTTGAAAATTCTGGATGTAGTGCATTGGTCAATTGTGCTATTTTATCTAGTAAATTTTTATCCATGTCCGAAGGTGGTGTTGTAAGAAGGCCTAAAA